ACCTGAATGAACTCCTCCTTCGCGTCGGTGTCGATGGCCGAGAACTTCATGTAAGCCTCGAGGGTGATGTCCTCCCATGAGGTGGGGACTATGACTTTCAGTTCGCGCATTTGCACAGGGGTATGTGCAAAGATAGAAAAAGGGGCTTGTGCCCCCTTAAACGAAAAAAGCCCCCGGAGGGGCTTGGTGTTATTTTGCGATTGCAACGTAGCGGGCGTAATCGTAGCCCTGCGGGTCGATGAAAATCTCTTCTCCTGTTGTGCTCATCACCTTAACGACGAGGCTGAAGGACTGCTTCTTCCATGCTTCGCGCTCTTCTTCGTTCATCTGAAGCCAGTCTTCGGTCTCTGTCTGGTAGTCGCTATCTGTTCCGCCTTTGCCTGAAAGCCACTCTTGATTGTCGAGGAGGCTCATCTTGAAAATGTTGAAGTCTCTGTCGGTCAAGACTACCATGTCAGTGACCAGAGCCTTCATCGGGATGGTGAACTTGTAGTCGTTGAAGTTCTCGAGCTTGCTCGTATCTCCGAGGAGGAGGTCGATGCGCTGATTCATTTGAACTTGAGCGAGGGGAGTGATTTCGATGGTTGTCATGATGTTGGTGTTTTTGGTTGTTGTTGTTTGACTCTTCAAATATATGAAACTCTTTTCAACATATCCAAACAAATCGAAAACTTTTTTTATCTCAAGTGATACTTCCCGTGGTTGGGCTTGCCCACCTTGCTGAAGATCGCGTAGCGCGAGGCATCCACCGCATGGTTGAAAGCATCGACTGGTTTGTTCAGGTTGCGCCCGTCCTTGTCCTTCGTCCACTTGTAATTGCGCAGCTCTTTGATGAGGTTGGTGCTCGAGGGCTCGACGTGAATCTTGAAGGTCTTCATGAGTTGGATGCCCGCATTCACGGAGTCCTTGCCCTTGTCTGCGGGGCGCACGTTCCACCCCATCCTGCGCAGCTCCTCGATGCTCTTGGGCTCTGCGCTGTCGCAGTAGATGATGTCGCGCCTGTCGATGTTGAGGTTCTTCAGCTCTCGCCCGATGTCTTGGTTGGTCATGTCGGTGCGGTATATGCGCTCCTTGATCCAAACGTCGTCGCCCTGCGCCCACACCTCAACGAAAGCTGTCGGGTCGTTCGTGAAGCCGAAGTCCATTCCCATCGACATCAGCTTCGCCTCCTTCGGGATTTCCTGCTCGTCGAAGGTGAATACGTTGTCCCTGCTGATTGCTCTCTCCCCGAGGCCGTACACTTGCCACGCTTGGGGGTCTGTCTCCTTGAGCCGTTCGATGCGCTGAATGGTGAGGGCATCGAGGAAGGGGTTGTTCCGGTATGTGCTCTTGATGAAGTGGGCGCGAGGTATTACGTCCTCGTACAGCCAGTGATATTCGTCGGACGGGTTGAAGTCGATGAATATCTGCTCGGTGGTTCGGAGCTCGAGCTGAAGGAAGTCCTCCTTCGCCAGTTCGTTCGCTTCGTTGCAAAAGAGGATGTGTCTCTTCGCTCCGCGTTTCTTCTGTGGGTCGTCCATCCCCATGAACTCGAAGCGATTGCCGTTGATGAAGTAGATGTTGTCGCTCTTGTTGTGGAGGCTTTGGTCGTACATCTGCGCCTTCTCCAGTATCTCGAAGAAGTCGCGCATGGCTGTGGAGCGTAAAGACTTGAGCGTCTTCCGTGCGATTGTGAAGGTCTTGCCTGTGGTCTGGTGCGCTTTAATGATGAGCACCTGAAGGATCGAGTAGGTCTTCCCCGATCGGCTGCCGCCCTGATTGACGACGATGGACTCGGTGGCCTCGAGGTTCTTTTTGAACAGGCCGGACGTCTCAAGGCGTGCTTTCAAAAGTCATCAGCCTCTCTGATGACGATCTCGATCTCGTCGATTTTACTCACCTCCTGCTGTATCTGCTGAAGGGGTTGCCCATAGGCTGAATCCATCAGGGCTTTGTAGGCGTTCACATCTCCGTCGCGTGCCTTCTTAATGATGCCGAGGGTCATGATGTCCTGCTGCTCGAGCTTCTCCTTCTCCCCTGTGATGGGGTTGGTGATGTACTGGCTCACCTCGAGCCACTCGCGGGCTATGGTGCTGCGGTTGCGTGAGCCCTTGGGTCGTCCGTTGGGGTTTCGCACTTCGCCTTTTTTGGCGGGTCGGAGGTTCTCGGGGTTGGGCATGGGTCTAATTAGTTTCTAAATTCTTAGCCTCGTAGGGTTGGCCGTTGCGCTTGATCTGGAGCGAGGGGTCGAGCTTGTGCATCCTGTCCACGATCACTTGGCAGTATTTCGGGTCGAGCTCCATGCCGTAGCACTTGCGCCCGAGCTGATGAGCTGCCACCATTGTCGAGCCGCTGCCGAGGAAGGGCTCAATCATGAGGGCGTTGTCGGGGCTGCTTGACTTGATGATTCTGTTCATCATTTCGATGGGCTTGGGCGTGGCGTGTCCGTGCCTCTCGTCTCCTGTGACGCGCTCAAATTGCCAGACCTCGGTCATGTTGTCGTGGGTGTTGTCGAAGTATGCGCGAGTTTTGTCGAGCTCCTCCTTCAGCTCATTGTAAGATTTTGTGAACGCTTGGCCTTTTGCTTCGCTTTGCATCCTTTCGTATTGGTCGCGCTTGGGCATCGACCATTGAGACTGACTGAACCAATGGTCTGCCATTCTTGGGTGAAATCCAAAAAAGTCAGCGATGATTTTGTTGTTCCACCCCATCTTGTTGCGTTCTGCCTCAAGGTAAAGACGAATATAATCAAAGCCCTCCCAGTAGTTGTCCGCGTTGTTGTTGAAGCCTTGCTCCCCGAGCATGAAGAAAAGACAGCGTTCGGTCGGGTGGTACATTCTGCGAGATTTCAAAGGCACACCACTGACCAACATGGTCGGGTTGTCTTCTTTCTTATCCCACGCGATCTCGTTGCGCATTGTCATCCGCTCCGAATCTTCGAGGCCTCCTTTGTACCATAGCCGCCACAGGTCGGGAGCGTTGCCCCAGATATACGCGCTCGCGTTGTTGGTGAGGTATGGCCTGAATGCTGTCCACCATTCCATCTGAAAGCGGTCGAGCTTGTCCTTGTAGAGGTTGTCGTTCAGCACGCCATCCTTCTCCTTGCCCATGCCGTAGGGAGGATCGGCATGAAGTAAGACGGCCTGCTCCTTGTTCATCAGCTTCTCCACATTGCCGCCATCCGTCGAATCCCCACACAGCAGGCGGTGCTCTCCTATCTCGAAGAGGTCGCCCAGCACGATGTCGGTCTTGATCTCGTCGGGGACATCGAAGTCGTCCTCCTCGGCCTCGAGCACTTCCTGCATCTCCTCAAAGCCCGGTATCTCAAGCCCCCAGTCTTGGAGCTCCTCCTCGTTCCACTCGTTGGCGAGGGCATCCCAATCCCACTCCCCGAAGCCCACGTTGTCCTTGATGATGAACTGCCGCTGCTTGACCTCATCCCATGATGCGATGTAGACGGGAGCTTCTTCGACCCCTGCCTCGCGGAGTGCCTTGAGTCTCATGTTGCCACCGAGCACCACCATGTCGGGGTTCACGACTACGGGGCGAGCCTCAAGCATCTCGGGGAACTCCTTAATCGACTTGACGAGCTTCTTGAACTTCTCGTCCCTTATGACCCTCGGGTTGTTGGGGTTCGCCTTGAGCTTATTTACTGGTAGTCTTTCCATAGGTGTCAAAAATTCGGTCGATGTCTCTGATCCACTCGTTCCACTTCTTGGGCGAGCAGGTGCAGGGCTTTGTGAATTTGTGGTGAAAGAGGTCGGAGTGCATACGCGCCACCATCTCCTGCTCGGGGGAGGTGATCTTCTGACCTCTGTTCTCCTTGAACTCCTGCCAGACGGAGTGCTGCGCTCTGTTCATGCAGGCGGGCTTCTGGTAGGGGAACATCTCGTTCAGTATCTCCTTGCGCTTGTCACAGCCGCAGTCGATGCCCGTGGCTTTGGTGAAGCGTTTGATCACCTGCTTTATCCCTGTTGCCTCCGTGAGCCTTTCGATTGAATCTCCGAGTCCGGTTGGTTTGTTATCCATGCTTTTCGTGATGTGAAAAAGTAATCAATAGCCTCCACCTTCTTGCCCTCTTCGATGAGGTCGTGGAGGTGGTGCACCCTTGAGAGCTCAAAGTTATCAATTCGGGAGCGAACGTGCTCCTTAAACTCCTCAAACGAGACGGGTGCGCCAGAGTTGGCGATGCGCCTGATCTTGTATTCCTCTGCCGTGAACATCTTCCAGAACTTGCGGGCGGTCTTTGCGCAGATGAGGTAGGCCTGCATCTTGTTGGCCTCCTCCCTTGCGTAGAAGTCCAGACGCTTGCCGACGGGTCGCTCGTTCTCGAAGGTTGCCATTTATGCCTTTTTCATCTCGTAGAGGAACTGGAGCATCTCCACGCCCCACCCGTGCTCGTCGTATGCTTCGTTCGCCTTGTCCACGAAGTCGCGCCACTGCTGCGCGTCGCCTGTCACCATCTCATACCTGAACGCGCTGACGAGCTTGTCGAACTTGAACTTGTACTTCGCATCCGTCTTCATGAGGTCGTCGTGCAAATTGCGGTAGTGGATGATGGTCGCGTGGTCTTTGTTCAGGAAGCGGGCGATCTCGGAGAGCGTGAGCCCTTCCTTCAGGAGGAGCTTGCTGATCATCATCCGCGCCTCGACGATGTGCCTCTTGCGCGTCTTCATCACCACCTCCTCGGGCGGGATGTCATCTTGCTCGCACTTGACCCGGAGGGCGAAGTGGAAGAGCTGCTTGTCTGTGAATTTTTCGCTGATGTTCATCTGTTGGTGTGTTGGTTTAGGTAATCGCTGACAATGTTCTGAAATTCCTCGACCGATCTGGCGAGGGCGTAAATATAGCCATGCTGCTCGACATGGGTCTGCCACGCCTTCTGATGGTCGGTCTGCCTGCCCTTTGGTGTCTTCATCTCGATACAAAGGCCGTGGAAGTCGTGCGAGGGGATGAGCAGGATGAGATCGGATACTCCTGCCACCACGCCCTCGAGCTTCATACGCTTGGCTGTGGCGAGGTTTCGATAGCCTCCGTTCGGGACGGAGAAGAGGAGCTTGCGGTGCTGCGGGTACTGCATCCTGAACCACTTGACGCAGGCCATCTGAAGGCGGCTTTCGTCTTGTTTCATACTGGAGAAACTTTTGAGAGGTAGCACTTGCGGAAGTAGCTCTCCACGATGTGGCGCATGGTTGCCACCCTGATCCACTCCTCGGCCTTCGTCGGCTCGAGCTTCGCAGCCTTCAGCTCGTCCATCCGCTTGCGTGCTGCATTGCGGAGGATGGGGTTGCTGATGCAGTTGGCCGTTTCCTCCATCTCCTTCTCGATGCAGTCCTTGAGTGCCTGCCACTTCTCGATGGTGGTCATGTCGATCTTGCCCATCTGCGTGAGGTGGTGGTACAATCGCTCCGCACCATACAGCCCCCCTCCGATGTTGAAGCGGTCGAAGGCTTTGAGGATGAACTCGTCCCGGTCGAAGGTCTCCTGCGGGAGTGCCTTCTTTGGCTTGATGGTGTGGTCAAACGCCTTCACCCTGATCTCCTTCATGTAGGTCTCGAGCCATTGGGCGAGGGTGCGGGAGCTGAAGAGGTGCTCCTCGTTCCTTCGCGCCCCCTCCCTGAAGGCGATGCTCACCTCCTCGATGGTCAAGATGCGGTACTTTGTGCGGAGGTCGTTGGCGATGTCCTCGACTGCTATCTTCAGAACGTCGGGGTCGATCTGTTTTCTGCCCAGTCGGTTCAGGGCTTTCTTCACCTCATCGCGCAGGAACGCCCCGAGGTCGTCATCGTTGAGGGAGCTCATCTGCTGCCCTTGTTTTGCCGCTACGATGTCAGCGGTGAGTGGTGCGAGTTGGTTCATGTTTGGCTTTTTATGTATTTCAATTTTCTGAGCTTGGTCTCTGCCATGTGCCGCGCCTCGATGCTGATCTTCTCGCGGATGATGAGCTTGAGGTTGTGCTCCTCCGTGCGCAAATCTTTGGGCGACAATGTACGCAGCCAATTTTTGTAGATGTCCGAGTTCATATATCCGAGACGTTGATCATGTTGCTGCTGTTCTCCTCTGGCTTTGGTTCGACGAAGCCCCTCCACCCGTGCGCCATCGTGTGGTGGAGGATAGCGATGGCTTTCTTCTCCTGACTGCCGGACATCTTGCCGAGCTCGGTGAG